TATCCTATGAAAAACGTGGCAATGCTGAGAACTATATTAAAGAAGCCAAATACGACATGGCGGTGGGTCATCTTTTACTTAAATCATTTTGGGCAAATGAAGCGGTGTTTCAAATGATGATGCTTTCATATAACCTGTTTTTGTTGTTCAAGATTGATTCCTTAGAGCCTTCAGAATACAGACAGCAAATAAAGACCTTTCGTTTGAAGTATGTATTTCTTGCAGCCAAAATCATTAAAACCGCAAGAACTGTAATTATGAATTTGTCAGAAAACTATCCGTACAAGGAAGTGTATGAAAAATGTCTGGTATAATAAAGATATCATCTTGAAAATCGAGTGTTGCTCTGTGGATAACTTGCAGGGTTTAATAAGTATCTTTACTCCAAAGTTGCAATCAATAATTTATTCAGAAGTTTCGCACTTGAAAATTTTTTAGGACGATAGTCCGTTGATTTATAAGAATTTGTATCAGGTTCAGAAAAAGTAATTAATTCCGATTTTTACTGGAAATTATAGAGAAAAAATTTGCATAATAAAAGCATCCTTTTTATAATGGTTTTGCTGAAAACATAAAAGAAAAGGATGCTTAAATATGGGAAGAAATTGTTTAAAACAAATTCTCACCTACATTAATAAGGTATACGATGTTGGTGAAAAAATCAATAGCTTGAAAAATAAAAACAAATCGCCAGTGAAAATTTCTACTATTTCATTTATCGTATTGTTTGGATTTATGATTCAAATTAGAAGTTTTAATAGATTAGAACACCTGCTTAAAAGAAATAGATTTAAAAAGTTGTTACCTAAGAAAACAAAAATGCCCTACATTGATACCGTTAGGCGATCACTTAGTGATTTCGATTTGGATGGATTAAAGGATTTTCATAGTCATATAGTAAAAAATACTATTGAAAATAAAGTTTTCAGGAATGGAACTATTGATGGTCTAAAAGTGGTTGCAATAGACGGGACAGAACTATTTGAAAGTACTAAAAAATGTTGCGATAAATGCCTTACGCGTAATGATAAAAATGGAACCAAACATTATTTTCATACATCCATTGTATGTGCTACAGTAGGCTCCGATCCACATATTATTATGGGGCAAGAAATGCTGAATCCAAAGAAAGATAGTTCAGATAAAAATGAAGGCGAAATTACAGGTGCAAAAAGACTTATAAAAAAACTATATGGAGAGTTTCATCACTTTGCTGACATTATTGTTGCTGACGCTTTATATTGTAAATCTACTTGGGTTAAAGAGGTTCTTTCAATAGGAATGGATGCAGTTATAAGAGTTAAGGAAGAAAGACTCCATATTGTTAAAGATGCATTAGCTTTATTTAAATGCCGTGAGGCAGATAAAGAATTACTTATAAAACAAGGTAATAAAAAATATACGATAGTTAAAGCCTGGGATGAAGACAACTTTGAAATGTCAGATTCGAATATTAAAGTTAGATTTTTAAAGTTTGTAGAAGAAATCCATATCGGAGATAAAATAGAATTCAAAGAAGCATGGATTATAACAACAGACAAATTTACACCATCAGAGACTCTATGGAAAATAATACATAATAGATGGCATATCGAAAATAATGCATTTCACCAATTGAAAACTGAATGGCATTTAGATCATTGCTTTCTTCATAGCCCTGCGGGCGTTGAGACGGTATTAATGTTTATAATCATTGCTTTTAATTTAATGCAGTTATATTTTTTTAGATGTATAAGAAATTTTAGGAAGAAACGGTTACTTCAAATAGATTTTATTGAAGATATAAAAGATGAACTTATCATAATAAATAATTGGATAAATCCTATATTTGAAACGGGATGACTTTGATTTGAACTGGAAAAATAAATATGAATAATTTTTGGGGTAAGGGGAAGATATATTCATTATCATGACTTATCGGTCTGCAGTATTACCAGCACTTTAAGTAAATGTAACAATTAGCAATTCCAGTAAAAATGAAATTTTTACTGGAATTTAGCTGCGAAACTTCTGTAATTTATTGAAAAAGATTGAAAGGTGGTGGTAAATAATGTTACAATGTGGGAGTATCAGTTTAAATTCTTCTTGAAATAGTGTTCTTTTAAGCTAATAAAAAATGCACGTGGAATTTAGGTAATACACTGTATTAAAAATGAAACTATCAAAAAATATCAAGATATGCTTTGCTTAAATTCTACAATGCTTAAAAAAATAAATAAATTTCGTATCATGGCTGGAAATTTTAAAATTTAATATATAGATATACACTGATGGAACGCGTGGTGAGGTAAAAGTCTCACGCCACGTGTGAATGGGGGGAAAAGCTGGAGATTACATCAAAGGTTTACCTATCCATATCTTAAGCAGCTCATAAGTAGGATAGTTATCCATGGCTCCATCAGCAATAAAGTTTTTGAAGTGAAGGTCAGGATAAAGATTGTGAATACTTTCAAGTGCAAAAACTGTAGTGATGCTGTCATGGCGACTAGCCTGTACCATCTTAATGTAGATTGGAAGATCATAGGGACTATCGGAAGCAGTTACGTTAAAGAGAGTATTTCCAAAGAACCACTGCTCTCTATAACTATCCCATCCCCAACGTGCATCAGGATCTGAATATCGTCTGGGACAATGGCAGTTATATATGCCTTTAGATTTGCAGTCACAAACTTTGACTCCATAATGGCTGGCACCAGAATAGAAAGGTGAACCATCAAAGGCAACGGATAAGTTATTGATATCTCCAAGGATGCCCATATTAGAAGAGGTATCAACAACACATCGAGCAATAAATTTTTGAAAAATGGTTCCAGGACAGAAGTTTCTAAGCTTACCGCCCAAAGCCTTATCAACAAGTTTTTTAACAGTTCCAGAATGCTTAGGAGGTTGTTTTTCTCCAGCTTTGAGTTTTTTTCTAGGCTTGGATGAGAAGCTTTTAACCTTAAGTTTACGCTCAACATGAAGTTTATGATCTAAAATCCATAAACGTACTAAAAAGTCATAATATGAGGATGCAGATGGGACACCATCCTCAAAAGCACATATATCAAGAATCAAAGGATCAAAAGCTATTTTTTTAGCCCATTTTGTGATAGAATGTTCCTGTTGATCAAGCATTAATACGAGAGATCGTATTATACCTTGCTGATTTTTGGCGGGGCGGCCTAAATCAGAATATAAAGGCTTGATTACAGGGAGCAGGCTATCTAGGTTGAGAAGATAGAGTTTTGAAATACTCTTATCAAGTGCAACCAGCCTGCTTTTTTGCATTTCATAGTGAAGAAGCATTTTAAGATATAGCTATTCTTGATATTCCAAATGTGAAATCCAATTTCGTAACATAATGAACCTCCTTGAGGAAATAGTATTTTAAAATCATAATACAATTTTACTCATAAAAGGAGGGGTTCTATCAAACGAAATGTTTTCTAGATTAGGATGCCATTGGTAATAAGTTTATTGGAAAATATAATACTAATTTGGCTTAAATATTAGGGGTGAAGCAAATATGCTGAACCTTATAATATATAAAAATCAAGCTCTCTGAGTTTTCGAGAGCGTACATTAAATAATTGAGGGGGGATCATAAATGAAAATATTTAAAAACTTAAAAATTGCACCAAAACTTATAAGTTGCTTTTTATTGATATCAATTCTTATGGCAGTGGTAGGAACTATAGGAATATTGCAAATAAAAAAGGTAAATACAAATTCAACTTTAATGTATGAAGATAATCTATTACACATAAGAAAAGTAGGAGCTTTAAAAGAAAATTTTCTGCAGATACACTCTGATTTAGTGTATCTTCTAACTATAAAAGACTCGTCAAAAAAGCAGCAAATAGTAGATGAAATAAATAAATTAACAGAAGAGGATATGGCGATATCAGAAGTATTTAAAAATACCAATGCAACAGGCCAGGAAAAAGAATTATTAACTAAGTTTAACAAAAATCACGAAGATTATATGATGGCACGTAAAAATTTTATGGAATTAATAGACTCAAATAAATATGATGAAGCTCAGATGGCTTTTAATATGGTATTAGACGCAAGACAAAAGACTTTTGGCAGCATTAATGAGCTTATAAACTTAAATTTAAAAGAAGCTCAAGAAGCTAACGAAACTAATAAAACAATATATAAGACAGCATTTAATACTATGGTTTCTATCGTGATATTCGGTTTTATCATTGCTATACTGCTAGGAATATTAATATCAACATCTTTGTCAAAAGCAATAAATAAGGTTCTTATATTTGCGAATGCTTTAGGAAATGGCGATTTAACTAAGAGAATTGATGTTTATGCAAAGGATGAAATTGGTAAGCTTTCTGAGGCTTTAAATAAAGCAGTTGAAAATACTCGCAATTTAATATCTACAATAATCTCAAGTTCTGCTAATATGAGTAGTTCTAGTGAAGAGATTTCTGCAACTATAGAAGAAATATCTGTAAAAATGACGAATATCAATGCAGCAACTAAAGAAATATCCGCTGGAACGGAAGACTTAAGTGCAACTTCAGAGGAAGTAAATGCCTCAATTCAAGAGATAACTTCAAATACAACGGAGCTTTCAGATAAAGCTAAAGATGGTGATAAAGCATCAAATGAGGTACAAGCTCGTGCAAATAAAATAAAGAATAAAGGACTAAAGGCTATTGATATTTCTAAAAACATATATAAAGAAAAGCAGGTAAGTATAGTCAAAGCCATAGAAGACGGAAAAGTTGTTGCTGAAATAAAGGTTATGGCAGATTCCATAGCAAGTATAGCTTCTCAAACTAATCTTTTAGCACTCAATGCTGCTATTGAATCAGCAAGAGCAGGAGAAATGGGAAAAGGATTCGCAGTAGTAGCAGATGAAATACGTAAGCTTGCAGAACAGTCAGCTAGCAATGTTTCAAACATTCAAAATGTCATAAAACAGGTAAATGAAGCCTTTAATAACTTATCTAATAATACCCAGGATATACTGGCTTTCATAGATAATAATGTAAATCCAGACTATGAATTGTTCTTAGAGACTGCAGAAAAATATGAGAAAGATGCCGCCTTTATAAAGGCTATGTCAGAGGAAATAGCAAGTGGTACGACACAAATATTAAATTCCATAGAACAAACTAGTTCAGCTATTGAAAATGTCTCAACAACAGCACAGCAATCTGCATCAAGTTCTGAAGGAATACTAAACAGTGTTGATGAAACCAGTTATGCAATTGAAGAAGTAGCTAAATCAGCTCAAAGACAAGCAGAATTAGCTGAGGAGTTGACTAGTTTAGTGCAGAAGTTTAAGATATAATTTTTTAATATTTTTGAAATAATGGTTAGCATACTTCTAGCTTTGTTTGGCTGCGGAAGTATGCTTGTTTTGTTCTATACAGTTTCTAGGCGCAATATCTTCCACATTAGATAGGATATTCCCTATTATTATGGCTTCATATAAAAGGACGTTAGAACACATATAAGTTATACAAAATGAAGCTTTTAAATAATGGAAGTGGGGGAAATTAAAATGCCATTAACACAAAATTCAAGAGCACCAAAACAAATGGGGGATTTTGGAGAAGGGTTAGTAAATTATGTGCTAATTAAGAAGGGTTATGAAGTTGCTTATGTAGACCATGTTGGAGCAGATTTAATATCAGAGAAAGATGGAAATAGGTATGCAATTTCAGTAAAAACTCGTAATTTTAAAAAAGGTTCTAATGAAAGCAGAATGTATTCATTTAGTGATGACCATATTAAAAAAATTGAGTTTTTCTCAAATCAGTTTAATTTAGAACCGGTAATAGCTTTTGTTTTAATTACAGAAGATGATAAGACATTAGAAGTATTTATTATTAAGGTTAAAGATATTTTAGAAGGCAGGGTATTAAATAAAATAAAAGATGGGTATAGCATTCGCTTTAGTAGTAAAAATAATTTACTGGTGGAGCTTTGACGAGTGGAAGTAGATAGTATAGCATTCGCTTTAGTAGTAAAAATAAGCTAGATTTAATAAATAGTCAGTATGTAGACTATTCGTGTTGGAAGGATGAGGTAATTGGAAATAGATTCTAACAAAATAATAGTAAATGCTTTAATAGCCAATGTTATTCTATTTATATCCATAAATTTCAAAAAGGCAGCCTTAGTGCTGTCTTTACTATTTAAGGAGGAAATTTATCATGGCATTAATTGAAAAATATAAATTAATACAAGCATTTGAACCTAAAACAACAAATGCTGCAATAACAAGTAATTATATAACTTTAAAGAATTCTATTACAGCAACAGTTGTTGTAAATTTAGCCCAGACAGCAGGGCATGAAACACAAATATCTTTGTACCAGGCACAGGATGTAGGAGGAACTGGCGCAAAACCTTTAGAAAATAATGTTCCAGTACTTGCAAATGAAGATGTTTCAGCAAGTGATACACTTGTAAGGCAAGCAGATGGAGTAAGCTATACTGTAGCAAATACTGCAAAAAATAAGCAGGTTATATTTCATGTTGATCCAGCTAAACTTGATATAAATAATGGGTTTACTTGTTTAAATGTGAGGATTGGAGCTAGTTCACAGGCTACAAATTTTGCAAGTGGCGAATTTATATTGGAGAACAAATATGCTGGGGATGAAAAAAATTAGATATTAGTTAAGTACATTTTGAGAGCTGCTTAGGCTCTTTTTGTTTTTGGGGTGATTTTATGGCATTAAAAATTATAACTCCACCTGCAGCTGAACCTATAACTTTGGAGGAAGCAAAACAGCATTTAAGAGTAACCGGAAGTGATGATGATATTATTTTACTCAGCATGATCAAGCAGGCTAGAGAATTTTGTGAGGACTTTCAAAATAGAAAGTATATTACTCAAACTTTAGAAATGGTGCGGGATTATTTCCCGGAGGATAATTGTATTTCATTTAAAAACTGTTCACCAGTTCAAAGTGTAGAAAGTGTAAAATACTATGATGCAGGTGGACAGGAGTATATATTTGATTCAAGTAATTATATTGTTGATACAGATAGTTTTGTTAATAGAATTGTACTTGGATACTGTAAATTATGGCCAACAATAGCATTACAAACTGCTAATGCTGTAAGAATTATATTTACAGCTGGTTTTGGAGATAAAGGAGCAGATATTCCAGAAACAGTTAAATGGGCAATGATCCTTCATATGAGGCTTCTCTATGATGATTATAAGCCTGATGAAAGAACTAAAATTGAAGAAGCAAGAAACTCATTATTGAGTATGAATAGAGTGATACCAGTATGAGAACTGAGGAATTGAAACATAAAATAATCTTTCAAAAACTTACAGCAACTACAAATGAAAATGGATTTGAAGTTGAAATATGGGAGGATTACTCAACTGTTTGGGCAGCAATATCAAATCTGATTGGAAGAGAATATTTTGCAGCTGCGGCTGTGCAGGCAGAGAAAACTGTTAAATTCACTATAAGATATTTACATGGCATAACAGATGATATGAGAATACTGTTTGAAGACAAGCAGTACAATATAACTTTCATAGATAATATTAAATATAAAAACAAATATATAGAAATAAAAGCTTTGGAGGTTGAGAATAGTGGGTAATATAGAACTTATGGGTGTTGATGAAATATTAAACAAACTTCAGAAGATAGGTTCAAATGTAGGAAGGCTTGAAAATAAAGCATTAAAAAATGCGGCAGAACCTGTACTTGAAGATGCAAAGACAAATGTTCCTGTGAGGACTGGAAAACTTAAAAAAGGTCTTAAGATAACCAATGTAAAAAAGAAAGAGGGAATAAAATACATTCTTGTAGGTGTAGATAAGGGAGACAATTCAGAAATATTTTATGGGAAATTTATTGAGTTTGGAACCGGTAAAAGAGCTGCACATCCTTTCCTCCAGCCTGCTTATGAAAAAAATAAAGATGATATAAAAAGAATTATAGCTGAAACTCTAAAGGAAGGATTAAAGTGATAAATAAATTAGTAGTAGAAGCTTTAAAACCACTCAATGTACCTGTTTCATTTCAAAAATATAAAGGGAAAGAAAATACCTATATAACTTTTTTTAATTATCTAGAACAGGGTGAGCAGTATGCTGATAATGAAGAAAAAGCTATAGGATATTATATTCAGATAGATGTATGGAGTAAAAATGATTATACAGAGCTTGTAGAAAAAGTAAAAAATGCTATGAAAGCCGCAGGGTTTATGAGAACTTCCGCGGCTGATTTATTTGAGGATGATACTAAAATATATCACAAGATAATAAGGTTCTTTATTCAGATGGAAGGAGGACAATAATTTATGTCAGAAATAGTAAACAGTGCTCCTATAGGAGTAGAAAATTTAGTCTATGCAGTTTTAACAGATGAAATTGCTTCAATTTATGGTACACCGGCTTTAATTTCACCAGCAATAAATGTAAAAATAAGTCCAAAGAGCAATTCGGATACGCTGTATGCTGATAATAAAGCTGTAGAAACAGCTACATCATTAGGTGAAATAGATGTTGAAATTGAAACACAGGATTTACCACTTGAAGTACAGGCGGCACTTCTTGGACATACGATTGATTCAACAACTAAAGTTATGTGTTCTGATGTTCAGGATTCAGCACCATATGTTGCTGTAGGCTTTAAAATTAAAAAAGCTAATGCCAAGTATAGATATGTATGGCTTCTTAAAGGCAAATTTAGTGAACCGGAAGAAGAACATTCATCACAGGAAGACAAAACAAAATTTCAGACACCTAAAATTAAAGGTACATTTGTTACAAGAACAGATGGTAAGTGGAAATATACAGCTGACGAAGATAGTGGATTTACAGGTGGGGCTGCATGGTTTGCTAGTGTGTATAAATCAATGATTATACCAGCAGCACCAACTAACCCAGTACAGGATGATACAGCTAATACTTTTGGATGGACTAATGTTAGCGGATATGATAATGCATCAGATTATGAGTACAGTACAGATGGAGGAGCAACATGGTCAGCAGTGACAGAAAATCCACAAAATGTTGGAAATAGTGCTTATGATTTAGGAAAAATACAGGTAAGGATAAAGGCAGATGCGGAAGCTGGCAGATCAGCGGGATTAGTATTAAGTTCAACTTCAGCATATACTGCAGGTTAATTTATCTGATAAGTAAGATTCATTGATAGGGGGTAAAGTCTATGGAGATAGCATTGAACAATAAAACTTATGTAATGCCTAAAGTTAAAACAAGAATGCTTAGAAAGGCTATTGAAATTAACGAAAATATAGATTTTAGCAATATGAAGACAAAAGATTTAGATGGACTTGTGGATTTTATAGTGGAGCTATATGGTAATAAATTTACCAGAGATGATTTTTATGACGGACTGGATGCAGATAAACTGATAGAAACTCTTAACAGCAGCATAAACGGAATAGTGGGAAACCTGGGAAATAAATTGAATGAATTCCCAAACAAGTAGGCGGAGAAGCAGATGAAAAGCTTTCTCCGCTTGATTTTATAAAGGAGATCTATTCTAAGCTTTTAGAGCAAGGATGGACACTAAATGATGTTGATGAAATGGATATATTTTTTTACTTTGATATCTTAATTTACAGGGCAAATAAGAAATATAAGCAGAACTTAGATGCAGTTTTAAATATATTGTAAAGAAGGTGAGAGCGTGGCTGAAGAACTGGGAAGTCTGGCTGTGAAGATAGGACTGGATTCAAGCGGGTTTCAAAATGGCATAAGCAGTATAAACAGAAATCTAAGAGTGCTTGACAGTGAATTTAAGGCAAACACTGCGGCACTTGGAGAAAATGGAAAAGGTCTTGAGGGACTTAAGCTGAAATCAGAAAATCTATCCAAGCAATTGGAGCTTCAAAAGCAAAAAGTAAGCACTCTTGAAAATGTCTATACCAAAAGTGCTGAAACTAAAGGTAAAGACAGCAAAGCCACCCAAGACCTTGAGATAAAATTAAATAAGGCAAGACAAACCCTGTCACAGATGGAAAATGAACTTTCAAAGACCAATAAACAAATAGAGACCCAGAGCAGCAGGTGGACTTCTTTAAGTAAAAGTTTTGAAAATATAGGGAGTAAAATGAAATCCATAGGTGACGGACTGGCAGGTGCAGGATCTAAACTTTCCCTTGCAGTAACTACGCCGCTTGTTGCAGCAGGAGCCGCAAGTATAAGGCTTGCTTCAGATACAAGTGAAAGTATGAATAAAGTTGAAGTTGCATTTGGAAGCACCAGTCAAAGTGTAAAAAATTGGTCAGATACTACTTTAAAAGGCTACGGCATAGCAAAGGGGACAGCACTTGATATGTCAGCTCTCTACGGAGATATGGCAACAAGTATGGGATTAAGTCAGCAAGAAGCTGCAAAGATGTCTATGTCCCTTGTAGGACTTGCCGGAGATCTCTCAAGTTTTAAAAACATAGATATAAAGCAGGCGGAGGAAGCTTTAAACGGCATATTCACAGGAGAGACTGAGAGTCTGAAAATGCTCGGGGTAGTTATGACAGACACGAATCTCCAGCAGTATGCCTATTCTAAGGGAATACAGAAGAGAACCCAGGATATGACCGAAGCGGAAAAGGTACAGCTCAGGTATAACTATGTCTTGGACAAAACAAAAAACGCTCACGGCGATTTTGAACGCACAGGTGCAGGCACTGCCAACCAGATGAGAGTATTTCAGGAGAGTTTAAAAGAACTGGGTGCTGCAATGGGACAGAATATACTCCCTATAATAACTCCTATAATTGCCAGGTTAAATGAATGGATACAGGCATTTGGAAAACTGGATCAGGGTTCTCAGAGAATAATAATAATCACAGGGGCATTAATTGCTGCATCTGGTCCGATTCTTGTTGCAGTTGGAAGTGTGGTAAGAGCTGTGGGAGATATATCCACAGCAATAGGAAAGGTTTCAACTGCAGCAGGAAAATTAGGTGGTATGTCTAAGATCTTAGGAATGGTGTTTAATCCCTGGGTTATTGGCATAGGCCTTGCCATATTTGCAGGATACGAAATTTACAAGCACTGGGATGTTATTTCGCAGGGAGCTGCTCAGCTTTGGAATAATCTTACCGCTGTTTTTGAAAATATCAAAATGTCTGTATCCGGTGCCTGGG